CTGCCTTGATTATTGCGCTGACAAAGGAATGACCAAGGGCATCTGCCTGTTTCTTGTTGCAAGAGAACTGAACCTCATCGTGGACGTTTGCGTGTAGCTCGTAAGGTATATCCTTGTTGTCCATCTCGAACTCCACCAGGGCTTGCTTCATAACCACAGCACCAGCCGATTGAAGCAACAGGTTTAATGCGCTGTGCATTGATCTACAAGGAAGCATCCTTCCGTCCAGCCCTAGAAGGTAGCCGTGTTTCTCTACCTGTAGGTGAACAGCAGATGTAAGGGATTTGATTGCGGGAATCTTAGACATGAAGGATGCCTTTAGTTTCTTCCCTTCTCTACTGGAGCCCCCAACGATCTCACCAATCTTCTTGTCTCCTGCACCATACAGGAAGGCATAGATAAATGTCTTTGCTTGGTCCCTAGTCTCAAGGCCAGCAGCTTGTTGGTTGGCTGTATGGATGTCCCCTTCAAGAATCTCTTTTGCGTAGGATCCCTTGTCCCACTGATACATATAGTGAGCAAGACACCTAAGCTCCAACCCAGAAGCATCAGCACCTACAAGAACCCTGTTGTCTGGAGCGGTAAACAAAGCCCTGCATTCCTTGCCATACTCAGCCCTGACTGCTGGAACCTGTGCCATGTTTGGATGGTGATGACTACACCTCCCACTCACTGTGCCAATCGTGTTGACTGACCCGTGTATCCTTCCCTTGTGTTCCAGCTTCAGCCAAGCTTGATTACCTTCTGCAATCTGACCCAGCCTCTTGCTGACCAACAGGTATTCAAGAAGCTTCAAAGCTTGCGGAGAATCAATCCCCTTTAACACTGCCTCATTAATGGCGGGACGTTTGCCCTCGTATTCCTGTGGTTCCCACCCAGCAGCCATAAGCCTAGCCGCTATCTGATCCCTGGAACCTGGATTAAAGGGAGTCTCCTTGGTTTTCTTTGGTCCCCTCGCAACGTCCTTTGCCTTATGCCCATCGTTTACTGCGGCCTTCTTACTGGCATACTGCTTCTTTCCAGCAACCCACCAGCATGATTTCATCTCCTCAACTGTGGGCTCAAAAACTTCCTGAAGCTCTTGCTCAATCTCTGTTCGCCTGACCATCAGTGTCTTGATGAGATCCTCTGCTGACTTCTTATCAAATGGGAACCCTGTCTCTGCCTGCTTCCTCATTGATCTGGCAAAAGAAGTCTCAAGCATCAAAGCCTGATGTGAATATTTCTTCTGCTTAACCAACCAATGAAAAAGAGAAGCTGTGACTTTAACATCCTGAACACAGTAGTCTTCCATCTCTTGGCTCCACTCGCTCCAGTCTTCTGTCTCCCCGTGGTCATGCTTATGAATGCCAATACGAACACCCCAAGCCTTTAGTGAGTGACTCCCTATAAGGTTCTTGGGAAACTCTTGCCTCTTATAGTCATCAGACTTCAAGTCTGGATAAGATAACTGAGCTATAGTTCTGGTGTCATATATTGAGTGGTGATCCCATCCATACAGCTTCTTTAAAGCGGGACCGTCAAAGTTAATAGCGTTGTGTCCAATCACGTAGTCATGCTCACTAAGTAGAGCCAACCCGTCCTTGATGTTGTCTGCTTGGAACCTGTAAACCTTCTCCTGATAATCGATAACAACCATACAGTGGAGTGTCGTTAAGTTCTCCAGTGTTTCCCAGTTGTCTATCGCCTGTGTCTCTATATCAAAAAATGCTGTCTTCATTGTTTTCAGTTGTAGTCGCGTTGTTGAATTCATTTGCTATGTCTTCCGTCAAAAGTCCCGTCTCAATATCAAAGTCTAGCTGACAAGCAATACCCGTCTGTCCACTAAACCTGTTCTTGAGAACCCTAAGCTGTGTCTTGTTTCTTTCCTCTGCGTCCTGCTGGTTTCTCTCCAAGCCAATCACCATGTCACTTAGCTGGGCAATACCAGCAGATCCACGTAGCTGGGCGAGCGATGTTACTGCTCCTTCCTCATGTCCCCTTCCTTCAGGACGCTTGAGGTGACTCACCAGGATAAGGGCTATGTTTGTTTCTTCTACCAGTGACCTAAGCTTGGTCATGGTGTTATCAATCATTCTCCGTTCGTCCCCCTCCAGCCCACTTACAAGGATGCTTAGGTGATCAAGAACGATAACCTCTGTGTCTAATGCAAGAGAAAGAAACCGGATGTGAGAAAGCAGGTTGCCACTATTAAGACTACCAAAGTGATCGTAAAGAAACAGACGGTCACTGCCTACCGTTGCCTTGAAAGCCTTATGAAAATCAGCCGTAACTTTGAAGGATTCCTGAAGGTGGAGTTGTTCCCCCATCTCAATCCCTACAAGGGACAGACCAGTTCTTTCTATAGATTCCTCAAGAGCGATATAACCTACCTTCTTTTCAGTAGTAGTAAGCAGGTGGTGGGCGATTACCTTGCACACCTGACTCTTTCCAATACCACTACCAGCACAGAAGGTTACTATCTCCCCCTTACGTAGTCCTCTAGTCAGTTCGTTAAGACCGTGGAACGGATAAGGAGTAGACTCGTAGGTCTTGGGGTTGGTTAGTCGTTCCAGCAGCTCACTACCAGCAACAATATCATCAGGTCGCCACACCTTGGCTTCCCACATTGCCTTTGTTATATCTTCACCACGCCCAGCAAGGAGTAACTCAGAAGGATCTTTCATTGGGAGCCTAGCTATCTTCCCTCGCCCAGCAGGTAACAGATGAGCAACTTCCTTAGCAGCCTCCCGACCCACATCATCCTCATCAAACATCAGGATCACCTCTTGAAAACGAGACAACCATTCCATGTGTTTCTTAATGATTGTCTTTGCGCTTTGACAACCTGATGGGAGTGAGACCACAGGCCACTTGTTCCCGTTGACCTGACTGGCAGACATAGCATCCAGTTCCCCTTCTGTAATGATCAACTTGTTACCCCCGTTGGGCCAAAGCTGTTGACCAAAGAAATGGTCAGGCTTACCGCTGCATCCAAACCGCTTACCTTCAAACCTATACTTCTGAGCTATCTGCTTCCCGTCCAGGTTGTAGTAGTTGGCTATGTGACAAGGGCTCCCGTTAAGCTCACCTATCTGATAGCGGAATTTTCTACAGGTGTCCTCATGTAATTTCCTCTGAGGTAACGGTTGATACTCCCCCGTGATAAATTCATTCACTTGTTTTATTGTGGAATAGGATTTGTTTTTCTTATGTGAGGGGGTCCACTCGCCACAACTGTAGCACTTGGTAGACCCATCATTGTTTATTGTTAGCGCATCACTACTACTGCAACTAGGGCAGGGTTGGTGTGTGCTAACAGATTCTAAGGTAGCCACGATATAGGTATCTCTCTTTCACACCACAGGAACCCGTGTTTATCACACCAGTCCCCGTATGTTGTTTTGCTTTTCTTACTTAGTGTGTTCTTAGCACGCTGAAATACAAACCGGATGTCTAGCGTTGGGTTGTCCCTCCTTACAAGAAGATGCTTGGTTCTGTCCGCAGGTTTCCACCACCCCTTTACCTCCAGTATGACCCCGTTACTAAGAACGAAATCAGGAGTGTATTTACAGGGCTTAGTGTAGCCTACCTTTAGCGACTCGTAAGAGAAGGACACCCCAGCCCCCGAAAGGGCTAGGGCAATCCTCTTTTCAAACCTAGAACGGTATGCTGCCGGACTTTTCCTCGCCTTGCTCAAACTCCGTTTCAAAGGTTTCACTTACAAAGCCGTCACCTTCCTCGCTGAACCCAAAGTCACCACCACCACCGAACTCCTTTAGCTCAATGATCTGTGCTGCCTTCAAGCGCAAGGAAATACCAGTGACCAAGCCTGTCCCTTTCTGATTCATAGCCCAACAAACAGGCTCAACAGAAAGCTTTAAGATGGAACCGCTACCCACGTTGGGCTTGTCTGTAATCCTTGTTCCCTTTGAATCAAACAAAGCAACAGTGAACTCCAGGAGTCCGCTATCAGTCAGCTTCTTAGCAACTTGCTTGGCAAAAATCTCAAAGTCTCCTTCCTTTGTGATCCTGCAAGGGTATCCCTCGCTCTCTCCATGCTGCTTGCCCGTCTCTTTCTCTACACTGGCGTGGTATGCCTCGTAGATTTCTCTAACCTTAGCGTCAAAGACTTTGAAGTCCTTTTCACTAACGTGAATCTTTGCGCTGTATACTCCTGCACTGTTAAACTTAGTGTCAGGTTCGATTAGGCGCGGCCAGACGGCTTTGCCCTTTGGTGTAGTTAGATGTTTATTTTTCATCTGTATTATTTCCTTTCGCTTTTCGGTTTCTCTGTAATGTAAACATCGCAAAGCATTGCAAACACTCGTGCGCTGGTTACTAATTCTTTCTCACTAAAATCAAATGCCTCTGGGTCTATGTCTGCTCCGTCATCGTGGGCTTTCTTGAGGAGTCCAAAGTTCACAGCAGCTTGTGCCAAATTATTCCAGCCATCAATGAGTTCGTTTGTTGATGTGTCTATTGTCCCCATATCTCCCCCGCTAGTGTCCTAAATGCGTGTTCTGCTTGGGTAGGGACGACTCCGTTTCCCAAAAGCCTAAGTCTGTCCACCCTGCTGTCAAACCCATTAACTGCTCTACCCAGCACTCGTTGAGACGGCAAGACTCTGCTCGCTTCCCAATCATGTTGTTCTTCTTGTGGTAATGAGACGAATACTTGTGAACCTCTCTGCCCAGCAGTCCGTTGCTTGGTGTGTTCTCGCAAGACTTTGCTGTCCCGTCCTTCCAGTCCCTGGCCGTGGGTGTGGGCCAAGA